GATCCGGTTAGTGAGAGTATGGTTGAGAAGGTCAGAAGCATTGGAAAAATCACTAGATGCGGCGAACCAACCCGAACCAGCCCCGCCGAAGTCGGCTAGCATGGAATCGATCATGGACCCGTCAATCTTGGCTCCCAAGCTTGGAAAGCAGCCGAGCGATATCATCTCGGCGAACACCTCCTGCTGCCAGGCGCGACAAATAGTAGCAGTGAAGGCCTCGCCCTTAGTAACTACGCGAACTTTGTGACCAGCCTCGGCAACGGCACAGACCTCAACCTTGTTAGTACTGCCATCAGCCAAGGCGAGCTGAGCCCCGCGCAACACGTGCGCCGTCCATTCCTGTTGAGTTTCAGGATAGGAGATCTGGGCTACAACTCGAGGCATGCCGTCACATTCAAGGCCGTCTGCGGCCCACTGGACAACAGGCTCCTCCTCAAGGCACGTGGCGGCCTCACCCCAGACGTCAAAGCCGGAGTGATCAAATCGCTGCCAGCCGTCGACCTTGACAGACCGAATTGGGAGTCTGAGGGGGCCGTCTAGTACGCGCCACTGCCACATGAGCGCGGCGGAGGCCGAGTCGGGGGCATAGACGCCTTCGAACCCCCGAAGGATATATCCCAGCTTCCCTTGAACTTGCTGAGAGCTGCCGATCGCGCCGGTGGCGCGGGCAGGCTTTGTGAGGAGAAAGGGTTTTTCGAACCGCGTTCGGAGGCCACTATTGAGGCGATCTAAGATCGGCCCCAAAGCCTCATATACCTCCTCATTGGCACTGTCATTTGGGCGCGATTGCGAAACGCGTGAGTGATGAGCCCACAACGCCTCCAATTCGCCACGGTCTTGTGCATGACCTGTGAGCGTTTTACAATTGAACAGGCCTTCTGCCAGTTCTAAAGTCCACGCATTTGGCTTCGATCTCTTGCTACTCGAGAAGAGTCGAGGCCTCAACCACGTCTGAAGGGCTCCCTTAAGCTCGATCTTGACGTGGGGGGTACCAAGGAGTTGTGCACTGAAGGACTCCAAAAGTTTCTTCGCTTTGCTGGCGAAGACGACTTCGCTCTCATCCTCACACAAACGTCGAACGTTCGAAGAGAGAGAGAGCAAAACCAGGGGGCTCGCACCGAAGAGACGTAGTACTGCTGACAACCTGTCAATGAATGCAGCACACGTTCGGGAGCCTCGGGGCCTAAGGTCGTAGCCCGCCTGAGCAGTAACAGCTCGGGGGAACTTCCCGCGGTCCACTGGACTCATAGCAACACCCGCGCCTGAGGGCACGGGCGAATCCGCCACCTCCTGAGTGGGAGAGGTGGTTTCGGCCTCCACGTCTGCGTCGTACGACGTAGACATTTGTCAACTGGCCTCCTGTTGACAATATCTGAATTACCGTATCACTAATGTGAAAACGACTGGG